AGGGAGCGGTCGCTTAACACTCCCACGCGGTAGGCCATTTTGACATAGTGGTGGCAGGACCGCGGATCAGGCTCTCGTCTTAATTTAGGCGGGAGCCTGTTTCGTTTGTAACGTGTATACTATACCCCTCCTGAGAATTGAAAAAAAAAAAAACGAAAATAAATACCCGTTACCGGTGTTATAAAAGTTACCACGCTGTAATCAAACAGAAATAGGGCGAAAAACGGTAACATTTTCGGTAACTCCATACTAAAGATAGGTGTTACTTCGGCAGTTTTTTAGCTCAAACGGTTAAGCAGCCTTCTGCGTTAAGCCAATTCTCCACAAAAAAATATTAAAAATGTTTCTCTGGCGGGGTATAATATATGCTGTTAGAAGGTATTGTATAGTTAACGTTCTGGAGAGGCCCGTGACTGAGAAAACAGCCGAAGACTTTGCAAAGCTGCCTAAGAAAACTAAACGCAAGAAACCGCGTCCCCCTTTGGCAAAACACGTTTATTTGAACGACGATGTTAGAGAGGCCCAGAGGCGCGACCCGCGAGGCCGGAAGTTTGCAACGCTAGATTCCCCCCTCACGCGTAAGCAAGAGCTTTTTGTAAAAGAGCTTGTGAGCAACGACGGTCACATAACCTACAAGGAAGCCGCGATAAGAGCGGGATATCCTGAAAGTTCCGCCCACACCCGCGCTTATGAGTTAACCAACCCTAACAAGTGCCCGCACGTTGTTGCTGCCATAAAGCGGTATCGGAATGAGTTAGATCAGCGGTTTGCCATAACTTACTCTCGACACGTCCGTGACCTTCAGAAAATCCGTGACGTGGCCCTCGAAAACGGGGCGTACAGCGCTGCGGTACAGGCTGAGTATAGACGAGGACAGGCGCAGGGTGATATATACGTCAGCAAGGCGGAGATCAGGCACGGCAGTATCGACAACATGAGCAAGGAAGAGGTAATGAAAGCACTGGATGACTTAAAGGAAACCAATGGCGCAGACATTATCGACGTTACCCCAGCCGAAGATTCCGACGGAAGCGGCGTTTTACCAGCAGTTGAGGACAGCAGCAAAAAGGATTAGGCCCCAGTTAAGCCTCACTCGAATAGAGAACTCTGTGGGTCAGGGCATACCAGACCTTATGATCTGCGACGAACGCGGGCTTTTTCATTTTGTAGAATTAAAGTTTTGCAAGGCTAACGCGGTTCGGTTGAGCCCGCACCAAGTTTCTTGGCTTACGAGGCACCGACACAGTAGTAGTTGGATATTGGTTAAGCAGCATCAAAACTGGGGAAAGAAACCCACTGTTCTTTTGTATCGCGCAGATCAGGCTATCGCGGTCAAAACAGATGGATTAAAAACCAAGCCTGTATATGAGGGCACAAATCCTTTTGATTGGTCTGCCATTTTGGACTTGATAACTCCCATATAATCGCATATGGTTAAGGGGTTAGCAAAATGGAGAACATGCTATGAGTTTAAACTATGATTTATGCGGCGTTAAAGCCGACTACAAAGACGATGCCGTCTGGCCTATCACCAGTGCTTTAATTTGGGGCACCATGTCGGTTGGCTTAAATGCAATTACGGAAAAGAATTGGGAAGAATTTTACGTTCGGTGTCACGCAATTGAAACGATAAACGGGGCTTGGCTTCGCGATAAGGATTTAAAAGGCCGTCCGATTACGGCGGAGGATGTAAAAAGCCACGTCGGATTGCACACTAACGCCAGCACTAGAACTAAGGCCCAGTTCCAGAAAGATATATATCGGCGTTTTGTGGATCAGGCTAACCGCAACATAACGCTGGATTTAAAAACCACCGAAGAAAGGGAGAACGCCTAACCGATGTTTATTTTTGAATTGATAGGTCGATTGCTTTACGGCAGCGATTACGAGGAATTGAGCAAAAGAGCTAACCGCAAAAAACCAACGCGGAAACGCCGCAGATAGAACTTTAGAAACTGCCCGCTTTACACGCGGGCTTTTTTCTTTTATAGGTATGGGACATTGTATAGATTGGAGAACGCTATGCTAAAAACTGTCGAATATAGCCGCGCAAAAAAGACGCGGGGAATTGCAGTCACATATAGAGCGGGCGATGGTAGCAATTACGGAACTTGCCCCGCTAGTTGTGAACTTAACCCGAGCGGGTGCGGTTCGTCAAAAATAGACGTTGATTATCTTGACGCTGTTTTAGATGCCAAACCAGTAAAAGGTGTATCGTTTACTTATTCGCATTTCTCTCCCCTTCACTGGAAACGAAAACTTGCGGCAAATAAAACGGTTATAAACTATAGCGCAAAGACCGCAGAAATCGCGGCAAAGTTTATGCGCTTTAAGGTGCCTTGTGTTGTGACCGTTGGCGAAAAATTCTGGCAGGGTAAAAAGAAACAGTCTGTCGATGGTGCGTTGATAGTGCGTTGTCCTGCCGAAACAATCGCGGGCTTTAGTTGTGCCGATTGCGGCAATGGTGACCCACTATGCGCAAGGCTCGAAAGAAGTTTTGCCATTGGCTTTACTGCCCACGGTGCGAGTAAAAAGAAAGCCGCCAACCCAGATGAGGCAGGCGGTTGCTATGCCAGTTCGGGAAACGTTGCGCTTCACTGGACAGCGACAGCCGCGCAAGATCAAGACGAAACAGACGGAGATAAATTGCGCCGCTTTGTTTCTGGCTTGTCGCCCCGCACCATAATCAGGCACCATATAGCGGGTGATATTGGCGAGGAAACGCACGATTAGAAATTTCCGCTTGATTATGTATGCGGGTTTCTATATGTAATGGGGCGGGGCAATCCTGCCCCTTTAACTTTGGAGACTTACACAATGTCACATTCGATTGAGAACACGCACGGCAGCTTGACCCAATTAATGCAACAGGTCCAAGACCAAGCCGCCCGCAAGGCTGATTTTTTGACCCCGACATCAGACTTGCAGAAAGTAACCAATTCAGAAACACGCGAACCGGAATTGATTATTGAAGCAAAAGGCGGCGAACCTACCCGCCACTTAAAAATGAATAGCGTTGCTTTCCAACAACTAGCCGCGCATTGCGACATTGAGGCCCGCACGGCCCGCCGCCTTCAAACACATTATCCTTTTGAGTTCGATAACCTGATCAACGCTCACTTTGATCAAGAACCAAAGCGCAAGATGTTGAGAACGTTTCTTGATACCGACGAAACCAACGGCACCGCCAGAGCTTTGCTTTCCGACAGGTTTAAAACTTATGATAATAACGATATGTTGCAGACGGTATTGCCGCCGATCATGGAGAACGAAAGCCAGCTTCAAGTTGTTCAAGCTAATATTAGCGACAGTAAGCTATACATGCGGTTTAAAAGCCTTGTTCACACCGGAGCGGGTGCCAACGTCAAAGATATTATGGCGAACGGAGTAGGGTTTTCCAACTCGGAGACGGGCCAAGGATCAGTGACGGCATATCAACTGTTTTGGACGCTTGCATGTCTAAATGGTATGCAGACGGAGAACAAAACGCGAAGCAGCCATATCACCAGCGCCCGCGATAGCGACGACTGGGGCTTGTTATCTGGAGAGGCGCAGGAAGCCGATAACCGCGCCTTAAATTTAAAACTGCGCGACCTAGTGGAAGCATACAGCAGCCGCGAGATGTTTGACCAAGTGCTAGACAAAATGAAAGCAGCCGCCGCCGACACAATCGAAGGCGAATATTCTGTGGCAGACACGGTCAATAATCTTGGCACCGTCATGCGCTTAACCAAAAAAGAAACGTCAAATGTTTTGGATGGTCTTATGTCTACAATTGGACAAGCGGGCTATGAGAACGACCGCCCATTGTCGCGGGCAACCTTTATTAACGCGGTCACAGCAGCGGGCAACAAATGTGATATCGATCAGACAGATGACTATCAACGCCTTGGAGGTCGTCTGTTGAATATGCCTGCCCGCGATTGGAACCGGATTGCCGCTTAAACTTTTCTGTTGATTTGCGCTTTACAATCGCGCATAGTGGGGCAGGGGAAACCTTGCCCCTTTAACTTTGTTTTGGAGAACAAAATGGAACTTGCAAAAACAGACTACACCAACGAAACCGAATTGAGCGCCGCCCGCGAGATGATTGAACGACGTGACGCGGAGCTTGCCAGCTTGCGCGAAGAACTATCGCAATCAAAAGAGGATGCCGCCGCCCAACGTACACTAAATACAGAAGAGTCTATTTTGCTGGACGATATCCGCTTGTCGCTGTTTAAACTTTTGAAAGATCAACTCGGGGCAATGGTATCCGGCGAAATCGCGGAGCAATTAAAAACGAAAGAAACGACTTTTGATATTCAAGATCACATGGAAGACATAAGCGAGTATATCACTTACAATTTCGACATCAGTTCTTTTCAGTCCGAAATTGATGAAATCGTTTCCGAGCGCGATATAACCGACGAAGTGACCGAAATTGTTGAGGATGTTTTACGAGGCGCGAAGATCACAGTTGGTTGAATAACCCGCCCAACCGTTGCCAGACTTGGCCCGCCATAGCGCGGGCCTTTTTTTATGTTTGACATATCGGGGTGAGATATCCCATATTGCAGGGGCAGGGGGCAATCCGCCCGCTTGTTTATTGGAGAACCGAACTATGAAACGATACCAGATAGAAGCCTCGACATTTGAGCCTAGACGGGACCGAGAGCCACAAAGTGCTTTACACCTCGAACGGCATAAGCACCGCTCGGGCTTATCTTGCGGGCTTTACAGACGCGAACGATTGGAAAGACTACGACCTTGTCAATCTATTGGATACAGCGCACCCCAGCGATAGCGACTTGCACTTGATCGATAGCAAAATGCACCCGAGCATTGACAATGGCGCGACAAGCCAAAGCCTTGCAGACTTTGCCGAGGTTTGGACCGACGTAGGACAACACGGCTTTTTCCGGTGTAAGCTATGAGGGGCGGCGTAGGTGTATGCTTAAATGGTTTGAGCACTAAACCCCCAGCAGACCCGCAAAAGAACCGCGCCGAACGTAGAGCAGCCACCAGCAAAAACCCGAACCCCAAGTTAAAAAAGAAACGCTTATATTTTGAAAGGCTGAACAAATGATAGATATGACAACCGCCCAGCGCGACACGTTAGAGCGCAAATGGTCAGAGCTGGACAAAACCACCCGCCCAACGCTCGACCGCTTTCTTGAGAGCGTAATGGATACTTTCTATTGTGACGACGCGGTCACGGTATATTGGGCTAACATGTGGCTTTGCATTGAAAGGGACGGATACGCCCACACTTGACTAAATCACATGTGACAGGCTAAGACTTAGGGCGGGGCAACCCCGCCCTTTTTTATTGGAGAACCGAAACGATGATTAAAGTCCTTTATCAAAGCATCGACGATCACGACGGCTGGACCGTTGAATATGAAACTAAGGCGCAAGCTTTCGCCGGAATACGTTATCAGTTGGGCAACGTAGGTGAACCATCGGGACGTTACGCTTGCGCTAACGACGGTGTATGCACAGCCACCGTTATCAATTCCACATTGCGGGAGCTGCATGAAGCGGGAGCCAAAGCATGAAACATTGGGAAATTGAACACGCGGGTGAAATGATACGCATTGAGTTTAATAACGTCGCCACGTTTAACTTGCAGACCCCCATCGGCGGACGCTGGACGGATTACCATAGCTTTACCTGCTACGGCATCGACAGCGATCAAGAGGCGCTCGAACACGCCTTTGAGGTACTGGGCCAACTATCCCCCATATTTGTTGAACTAGAACCCCAGACCGAACCAACTGAAACGCGGACTGAATATTGCGCCCGTATGGGTCACGATATGTAATACCCAGCACCACCACACCGACGATCAGGCCCGCCTTAGAGCGGGCCTTTTGCTTTTCAGCGCATAGTTAACCCTGCCACCCCGCCCCTCGCACCGTGGGGCTCGAACCTATGGCCCCGCGATCCATGGCCCGAGGACCGTTGAAAAGATCTCGCACCGTCGATCTCGTGCCCAGATACCCGACGATCGAAAACGAGGTGGACGAGAGAGCCGCCGATCTGGTCGATCTGGCGCAGAATATGGGAGCGCAGCCACTTTCCCAAATCCACCGACACGACGTTCGAGCGCCAATTAACTGCATGAACTCACGCGGCTGGCGCCACAATCGCGACGGCAGCGCTCCGATATCCCGCGCCGGACAACCGCAGGGGGATCACAAAACCCGGTCCAGGATAGACATTATCGCATGTTATCAATGGCCCAAAGACCGCATAACGCGACTAGGGTCCCTCGGATATCGGGTCAATCCGCCTAGGTTAAACCCAAATCGACCGGAATCCGCCGCCCGCGCACCCCGTGCCGACCTGCGGTGGCTTGGGCCATGTTCTTTACAAATAGTTGCTATAAAAATGGTATAGGGTATAACTATGCAATAAGACTATAATCTTTGTACAACTTTAAGGAGAAAGCTCGTGGGTATTATTACAGAAATGCAACTAGAAGCTGCGGACATAGAGTCTATTAAACAAGACCGCGAAGAGGAAGCGCGGTTCGCGGCTATGGATCACCGGACCGCGGACGAAAAACGGTGGGACGAGGAGGGTCCTTCTGATTCGGAGATAGAGGATATGGAGGTTGAGCGTTTAATTGATCTACAGGAAGAAAGGTCGTTAGGGGTCCCTGAACCGTGAGTATCGTAGCACAAGAAACATCCTTGAAACTTCAACTTAGGCTTGCACAACTAGAAAAGCAGGAGTCTCAGCGAAATAAATTTTTACCTTTTGTAAAGGGTATGTGGCCTGAGTTTATTGCTGGTAGGCACCATAGAATTATTGCTGAGAAGTTGGAGCGTGTTGCGAGTGGCGAGTTAAAGCGTTTGATTATCAACATGGCTCCTCGGCACACGAAGTCTGAGTTTGCGTCGTTTTTGTTTCCTGCTTGGATGATGGGTAGGAATCCTAATATGAAGATCATTCAGGCGACTCACACGACGGAGTTGGCGGTAAACTTTGGTCGTAAGACTAAGAATCTTTTGGACACGGATGAGTATAAGGGGGTATTTCCTAACGTAAAGTTAGCGGCGGATTCCAAGGCTTCTGGTCGTTGGGACACGAGTGCTGGCGGGATGTATTATGCTGTTGGCGTTGGTTCAAACTTAGCGGGTCGTGGCGGTGATTTAATTATTATTGACGACCCTCATTCTGAGCAGACGGCTATGAGTTCCAATGGTTTTACTGACGCTTGGGATTGGTACACTGGTGGTCCTCGGCAGCGATTACAGCCCGGAGGTTCTATAGTTTTGGTACAGACTCGGTGGTCTGAGAAGGACATGACGGGTCAGTTGTTACGTGCTATGGCGAAGGACCCTTTGGCGGATCAATGGGAGGTTGTGGAGTTACCTGCGGTTTTTGAGGATGGTACGCCTTGTTGGCCTGAGTATTGGAGCATTGAGGATTTAACCGCGGTCAAGGCATCTATTCCACCTATGAAGTGGAATGCTCAGTATCAGCAGAATCCTACTGGTGAGGAGAACGCGATTGTTCCTCGGGAGTGGTGGAAGCGTTGGGATTCTGAGCGGGTCCCTAACTTGCAGTATGTGATACAGAGCTATGACACGGCGTTTAGCAAGCGGGAGAGTGCGGATTACAGTGCTATTACGACGTGGGGCGTGTTTTATCCTGAAGAGGATGGTGGGTCTCCTGCGTTAATACTTTTGGATAGCAAGAAGGGTCGTTGGGATTTTCCTGAATTAAAGCGGATTGCTTTTGAGGAGTATCAGTTTTGGGACCCTGACACGGTAATAGTTGAGGCGAAGGCTAGCGGGACTCCTTTAACTCAGGAGATGCGTCAGGTTGGGATACCTGTTGTGAATTTTACGCCGAGTAGGGGCAATGACAAGATAACGCGGTTGCACAGCGTTAGTCCTTTATTTGAGGCTGGTATGGTGTATGCTCCTGACAAGACTTGGGCGGACGAGTTAATTGAGGAGATGGCGGCATTTCCCAACGGCGAGTTTGATGATTTGGTTGACAGTGCTACGCAAGCTTTGATGAGGTATCGTCAGGGCAATTTTGTGCAGTTGCCAACAGATGATTGGCAAGATGAAGAAACATCTGCTAGGGTACACGCATATTATTGACGGAGACGGCTATGGCTATTGGCGGATTGAT